TTGCTCAGTTGATAATTAAACGAACCGCTTGATGGTATTGCGCCTGAACCAATACGCAAATTCAAACTCATCGCCTGAAGTTGGTCGTTGGTCAATGCGTTATTCTTGCCCGTGATGAACTGCGGGCTGCGAGCCATTGCAAGGCTACTTGGAGTTGCGATTACAGGTGTACTCATTTTCTTGTAAATGCTTTAAGGTCATCTTGTGTTAAGCGGAACGCCTCTACGATTTCAGATGGTAATTTGTTAAACCCAAGTCGGAACGGAGTGCTAAAGAACTTGGTTGCAGGAATACCTTGTCTGTAAACCGACTCTCTTACTGCGTAAGGATTTAGTCCCTTGCTTTCTGCCCATTGCTTAAATGCAGAAATTGGTGGTTTCTTGTTTTTAAATTGGAAGGGACTATCAGGAGCCTTTTGTTTCCAAATCTTCCCTTTGTTGTTTCGCCTGTTGAATGCACTTGTAGTCTTTCTCGTGCCTCCTGCGCCCTTAACTCCCTTGTCTTGAAACTCACCATAGTCCTCCATATCAAAACTCAAGGAGAACGAATTTTCGCCTACCGATAAGTTGTAGCTCAAAGAATTGTAAAGGGTCTTGTCAAAGTTGTGCTTACCCTTCGTGAGGTTAGTGCGTGACTGTTGAATCACGAACTTGGCAAACTTCGTTAAGACCGAATCCAACAACTCCTTCCGTGCCATTAGCAAACGCTGATTTCGGTGTTGGCAAGTAGCACGTCAAAGGTAGCAGTCCATCCTGCAAGCAAGTTCTCAAAACGCTCCGAAAAAGGAACTGCACTTGCGTTGCCATCCAATTGGTACAAGTCAGAATACAACGTACCCCTACGCAATTCAGTCACTACATCGTTGATGACTGCCAACTGCGTGTTCAAAATATCCTGCTCGTTGCTTGTTCCATAGAATGGCTCTGCTTGGTCACGTGGATTCTCTTTGGTCTCATCTACAATATCCATACAAAGCAAGCTTACGTTCATACGGACTATTTGTCCTTCAAATGTTGCTTGGTTGATGATGATATGGCTCAATGGGAAGATGGTCTGCTTGTTCAGGTCTACCTCAAATATGTCTCCTGTGGTGACCACACTCACTTGGCTATGCGCCTCAAGCGTGTCCTTGAGTTTTTTGGTGATGTTGTAAAACTGCCTCATTTCTTTAGTTTGTCTAATTGCTTGCGTTCGATATCAAGTCGCTCTTTTTCAAAAACGAGAAAGGTGAGGGCTTCGTGAACCCCAAGTTGTCCAACTCGTTCAAATCTTGTAACATCTCCTTGAGCGAGCTGATGGAAGGAAGAGTACCATCCCCACTTTCTGCCGAACTGTGATTCGGGTGAGTATTCGTTTTCTGATTCTCCAAAGAGGTCAGGATAGCGTTGATTAAGTCGTTTCCTAAACGATAAAAAAAAAGCGATGCTCCCATTACCGCATCCATTGGCGCATCTTTCATCAGGTCTGCGTATTTGCCTGCCGACTCATACGGCTCAATGGCATACCGCCTACCTACTCGCTCCGTGACAGGACGGTACAACACCGCCATTGTCTTGTGCAGCTCTTGCACATCGCTCATATAGTTGTCCAAGTCAACATACTCACCAAAGGTGATGTCCTCAAGATTGGGGATAAAACCGAAGGTGTGTTCGCCTAACGTAAACTCCGCCTTGAGTGATGGCTTCTCGCTGAACATCGTGTTGATGTGGCGCATCACATTGGCTACGCTTGCAAACTTTACGTTGGGCAATTGAGCAAGAGGCACGTTGCAAAAGATTTCAAGCATCTTATGCGTCAAGAACTCCTCATCGCCTTCCAATCGTGCAAAGCGTTGGTATTGGTCAAGAGTAATCTCTGACAAGGATGTGGGTACTACTACCTTGAGTTCCATATTCAAATAACCTTATGAATTTAGCGTATAGCATACCGCCCGTAGTTCGGACGGCTTAACTTGTTGTAGGTGGCATAGCGCACCGCATCTATTGCGTGGTTTAGTGAATCGATGGGCTTATTTAGTAGGTTGGAGTTTTTGTCTTCTGTCCATTTGTAGTTCTGCATTTCCTTGATTAGGTTGTTGCTTCGTGGGGTCACAAATAGCTTGTGCCGCTTCAGCACATCAATACCCACTATAACGCTATCTGCGCCTTTCTGCGTGGGTTTTACATTCCATCCCATACGATGCAGCTCCTCAATAGATTTGGGTTCAGCAGAGTCAGCAAATACCTCAGACCTGCGGTCAAGGTTTAGGCTCTTGAAATGGTTGCTGATGTCGGGGTTGGTCAGTCCCGTTTGGTAGATGAGTTCGTCAAGGTATAGGTTGTCTCCTGCTTTGTACACCGCAACAAGTGCGGTAGGGTCGTTGGTGTAGCCAAAGTCCATTCCGTAGGCCAAGAGCGTTGCATCAGTTGGTATGTCCATCGTTCCGAACTGAAAGATGGTAGCACGGCTCATACCACGCTCACCTAAGCCGTAGATGCGCCAATAGTCCTCATCGGTTGTTGCGAGGCGTTCAATCTCCTCTACGATGGACTTGTCAAGGAACGGGTTGTCCTTGTATGTTGATTGGATGTACGTGACATCATCACGGGTCAACAATCGGTCATAAATCCAATGAAATGCGTCAGATGGGTTGTAGTCAATCCATATCTTTCCTGTGGTACGAACCAAGAGCTGAAAGAAGTCTTCCCAAGATAGTTCGTTTGCCTCGTTGCAGAATAGGTAGTCACGTCTTGCTCCCCGTTTCTTTTGCGGTTGGTCAAGGCTGATGAACTCAAAGAGGTTGCCGTTGAGGGTGTAGGTGTAGTCGCTCTTATTATGGCGTGCCTCATCGTAGAGGTCAAGGTTGCGTAGGATTTCAAAGAAGTCCCTGTACGCAGTCATCTTGAGCGAGGGTAGCGACTTACGCACAATGGAGTACACCTTGCCCTTCTCTTGCATTGCCATAATGATGAGCATCTGCAAAAGCGAGTAGGTCTTACCTGAACGGCTACCGCCTTGATTTACGACTATGCGAGTGGGCGCAGTATAGTTGCGCTCAAACAACTCACTTGTCTTGACTTGCAGAACGGACAATCTCTACCTTGATTTGGGTTAGCTCATCAGAGACCTCGTGTGAGTTCTCGACTCTTGCGAGCTTTGGTGTCGTGTACTCTGCCATCTTGTGCAATACGTCAAGCGCACCCTTCGGGTCATCTGCCGCAACTTGCGTGAGCCAAGTGGTCATATTCTCAAGGTTCGCTTCAATGAGGTTTTGGAATGCCTCACGAATCTTGTTGGTGCTTTTGTTGGGGATGCCTGCGGGTCTGCCTGCGGGGTTTAGACTTGGGCCTCCCTTTACGAGGTTGGGGTTTCCTTTTGGCATAGTTCTATTTGGATGTTTTCTAAATAACCTCACAGATTACTCATACGCATAGCGTGTGTTGCAACAAGCAGCTCTTTGTAATGTTTCTTGTCTCCGAATTCAACGTGGCACTCACGGCATAGGGCCATCAGGTTTTCTATGGTGTCAGCAGTTTTGCTTCCGCCCATCCCTCTTGAGTCTATGTGATGGATGTCTACGGCTGTTGCTCGGCATACCTCACAGGGGATAAAGTCTGTTGTATCGTAGCCCATCGCATTCAAGTAGACCTTTGTGTGGTTCTTCATTTTTGGTAAATCCAACAATCGTCAATGAACGTAGCGTGCGGGAGTAGCTCATCTACTGCTTGGATGACTCCCTTCCAATTTTCGTGATAATCGTCTCCTGCTATGTAGCCTCCCTTCTTTACTTTGGGTAGCCATAGCTTGATATCTTCTTTAACGGCTTCGTATGAATGGTCAAGGTCTATGAATACCACATCTAATGACTCTGCCTTGAACTTGCGTGCTGCTGCTTTGGATGTTGCTTTGATGGCGGTGTACTTGCGGTCACCCATATTCTCTACAAATAGGTTGTAGATGTCTTTGGTCTTTGCGAGCTTGTAGTACGAGTCCAAGTATTCTGCCGTACCCTTGAAGGAGTCTACGATTACTATGTTTTGGCCTGTTGCTTTGTCGCATAGGTAGGATGATGACTTGCCGAGCCAAGCACCCAACTCAACGAAGGTCCCGTCTTTGGGCATTGCGTTTAGCAGAAAGTCGTATGCTGCTTGGTGGTTGAACCACCCGTCTATTTGTGAGGTCGTTTTCATTTGAGTGCGTTGTAATAGCAAAGGTATTGGTCTACGCAGATAAGGGTGCCTTTCTTTGCTGCAACCTGTGCAAAGGTACCATCTGCCTCATAAGTCATTTCAAAGCGCAAGGTAGACAAGTGGTATGGCTTGAACATAAAGCAGGCAGTGTCAATGTTGCCTACCTTCGGTTGGTCGGTAGGGCGGAGCCGCCCCTCTTGTCCCCAAGTTACGATTGATGAGTCAAGCGAGTTGAGGTTGTTCCACTCCTCAAGGAACTTTGGATGTAAGATGTTGTCATCATCCAAGAAGTATACCCAATCATCTTGCGTGAATTGGTCTTGGTATAGGTCAAGGAATTCGTTGCGTAGTGGGTGTCCCCAATGTCCCGTTTGCTTTGAGTAGTAGGTTACGTTTGCTCCTGTTGATTCTTTGAAGTCAGTTGAAGCATCCATCACCACCACCCAAGTAGCATAGCTTGGGATGTATTGTTTTATCCTCTTGAGGTTTTGAGGACGTGAGCAAGGGGTTACGATGTAAAGCATCGGAGTTCATTCATTTTGGTCATTGTAAAATCTTGCACGTACTCATATAACGATTCCGCAAGGTCGTGAACTTGGTTGGGGTTGTCATTTAGCCTCTTGATTGCTCCTGCCCATTCAGAGGGATGGTTGATGGCTATACAGTTGTCCTTTGTGATGTATGGTGAATAGGGATGCGTGTTGCTCACTACAAGAGCGCATTTGCTGAATCCTGCTTCAAGCATCTTTAGGTGCGACTTGCACTTTGCGAACTCGGATGTTGAAAGCGGCACGAGGCTAACGTCAAAGAAGTTGTAGAGGCGATGGTATGCGTTCGGTGGGAATGTTTTAAGCGTTGTAGATGCGTTCATCATCTGCGGGTAGTTGTCTACGTCCGCAACATACGCTTCATAGCCTGCGAGGTCAATTGTTGATTCCCTTACGTCTATCTGATGGTGGTTGCCTCCGATGTAGCCGAATCTTACTTTGTCGCTCGGCTCTCGCTCTATCTGCCAAGTTGGTACGCTGATTCCGTTTGGAATGATTCGGATGTTGGTGTTGTACTTCTTAACCTTTGAGGCAAGGTGCTTGTTGGTTACCCATACCTCATCTGCTGCTTTCATACTGCGTACAATGCGCTCACGCATCTTGTCAGCATACATCCCACGCAAGGGGTGAGTTGGTGGCAGTACCCACCAATCATCTTGGTCTACGATTAGTTTGATTCCCTCTTTGCGGCATAGCTTCACGAAGTCCTCAAACGGCTCAACAGGAAATGCACGGCTTGCAAAGATGTGCGTGACCTTTGCCCACATATCAGGCTCAACGTCCGTGATTTTCTCTATAAACATAATGTCCGCCTCCTGATGGCAAATCAGAGGGGCGAACACTCGGTGATAGGCAACGCCTGAATTGAGCTTGTGAAAAGCAATAACAAAGGGTCTATTCATACTTGTTAGATTTCTTTATGTTGTCTATTGCCCACAAGGGTTGAAGATTCGTATAATGATTTAATTCCATTACTTCATCTTTAGTTTTTGCCATTGACAACGGTTTGATGTGGTCAACGTGCCAATCACCATAATTATCCCAAGTCATACCATCTTGAAATTTTGACTCAATGTAGGACTTGAATTCATATTTTGTTATTCCAATAGATTTAGCAAGGCTTACTTTTTTATTTGCAATAATTGATTTACAACAATATGTGACCCGACACCTCATATTGTGAATCAATCTAAATAAAGGGTCTTCAGCTCTGCGTTGCTTCATATATTCAGTGTGCCTATTTCTAAACTCATCCTTTTTTGATTTGCGGTATACCTTATGAGCTTCGGCACGACATTCTTTACAATGCAATTGCTTTCCATCCTTTCGAGTAGAATCTTTTGAAAATTCATTGTAAGGCTTTTCGACCTTACACTTATTACACACCTTCATAGTGTTCCCCCTCGTTGCCGTTGGTTCCGATGATGTCCATTCGTTTGTTCATCTTCTCCTCATTCATAGCCCATTGCTCTTGCTTGACTTTGAGTTCTTCGTTTCTTGCCCAATCACGCATAGCGTAACGCTCAAGATGTTCCACCCACATACGAGCAGCAACTGCCCTGCGTTGGGGTTTAAAGGGATAGGTCTTGCGTAGACGAGCCATTGCAATCCTCATAAATTGGTCTCTCATATCGATAAATCGTTTTCGGTTAATAGCGAATGTAGTTTGTCTCTTGTATCCTCGTAGGCTTTGTGAACCTCATCGGACATTGAATCAGGAGCATACTTGGTATTGGCTCTCAAGAAGTGGTCAAGCTGCCAAATGACGTAGGCGTACTTGCCTCCGTTGACGGCCTTCTCGAACTCATCTTGTTCATCGGGTAGGTTGTATTCAAGTGTTGCTTTCATATCGTGTAAAATAAAAAGACTCCGTTAATCAGGGCGGTAGCTTGCCGCTTGCTGAAACCTAATGCGCCATAAGCGGGCGGAGTTCTCATTTCTCTTTGGTGTTAAAGGGTTCCAACAATCGTGTACGAGTCCAAGTCCTCACCCAAGATGAAGAACTGCTTGTAGAGTTCAATGGCCTCCATTGTCTTGCGTTCTCCCTCCTCTACGAATTCAGGGCTGATGCCGTAGATGCCGATGTCAAGACTCGCCTTATCAATAGCGATGAAGTAGAACTTGTCAATGGGTACACCAAAGAGTCGGGTGTATATGAACGCCTGTACATCGTAGCCGTACTTCTTTGCCGAGTAAGGGAATGCCCTTAGGTCGGTTGTTGTTTTCAAGTCAGCCAAGAAACCTTCAGCGTAGATGTCAGCCTTCGCCCGAAACGGCAAACCGCCAATCATACCAATTTTTGGCACTTCAAACTCGCAGCCGGTTATCAACCCAAGTACGTTCTCATTGCGTAGCAAGGCATCTGCGATGCGTTGGGCTTCGTTGTACTCCTTACGGGTGCAGATGTTGCGCTTTCCTTTCGCCTCTTGCCACGCCTTTGCGTTCTTGCTTTGCACCTCAATCACCTCGTACTCCTCAACACGATGCGGCTCAAGAGCCATCAGGTGAACCAAGCGACCTACGGCAAAGGCATCAGAGTCTTCGCTGCCGTACTTGGTGACGTAGTGGTAGGTCTTTGGTGAGGTCAGCAGCAGCTTACAGGCTGATGATGATAGGGCATTCTTTGAGAGGTTGCCGTAGTAGAAGGAGTCATCCTGCATCTTGGCAAGGACTGTCTCCATATCCCAAGTGCTTCCGTCAAGTAGTTCTATGATTTTCATTTCTGTGTAGAGTATTTCTCGTTGCCAATCTTGCATCATAACATTCAAAATTAAAGGCCGCAATAGCCTGAGTCGCATTCGTTGAAGTCCGAGTCGAATAGCTCATATTGCGAGTTCCAATTCTTGATTTGCTCATAGGTCACATCTTGATTCCATTGATTTCCCCTGTATGACTCCATTGCGACCTTCTCAGTCTCATTGAACCACTCAAGTTTATTCGGATGCTTGTCCCACATCTTTTTAATCAAGGCGGGTGTTTTGTGGAAGCAGCCAACGCAGTTGTTCATCCAAGCGAATCGCACGGGCTTGTCGCTCCAATAAGCCTCAATTTGGTCACGATAGATGTTTGCCTCAATCAAAGGGAATCTTGGTATCTGATAAGGTATTGATTCCCATTTGTTATTTCCATTCTCGTGCTTGCCAACGATGGTCTTGAACTTCATAGCTCCACCATCAGCCGCAGTCCGCTCCATCATT